ACCAACACTGCTGGCACTATCACATCGTCTGTAAGCGCCAACACGACCAGCGGGTTCAGTGTGGTGACGTACACGGGTACGGGAACAAACGGCGCAACTGTAGGCCACGGGCTTAACGTGACTCCGGGGTTGTATATCGTCAAGCGCCGAAATTCCACGGGGAACTGGGTGGTTGTGCCCGGTAATTCCACGTTGTTTGGTGGCTCTTTTTACTTGCAACTGAACACCACATCTGCGCTAATTTCAAACAGCGATGTGTTTACTTCGTATCCGGGGTCAACTGTTTTTTACCTAAGTACCAATGCCGATGTAAACGCATCAGGCGGGACGTATGTCGCCTACTGCTTTGCTCCCATCGCTGGCTTCAGCGCATTTGGCAGCTACACAGGCAACGGAAGTACGGATGGGCCGTTCATCTACACGGGGTTCAGGCCACGGTGGATCATGTGCAAATCAACAACCGAGGTAGGCAGTTGGACAATGATTGACACATCACGCATTGGCTACAACGCAAACAATTACACGTTGTACGCTGATTTGACAAATACTGACCAGGGGTACTTGACGGCAGATATTGTTTCTAACGGATTCAAAATTCGTGTGACAGGAACCGGAACAAGTTTTAACACATCTGGTCAATCATATATCTACGCTTGCTTTGCCGAAAACCCATTTAAAAACGCTCTTGCGAGGTAACCCATGTTTGCAATTGTTCAAAACGACACCATCGTCCAGCTTGTGCCAGAGGGCACAGCCTTTGAGTTGGACGGGGTTCAGTACCCTGCCAACTGGTGCAACCTGTCCACCCCCGAGGACAAGGCTGCTATTGGCATGGTTGATGTGATCTACGGTCAAGCACCGTCTGACACCTATTACTGGGTGACGCAAGAAGCGCCAGTGCTGGTTGACGGTCAGGTGCTGGTCAACTACACCTCAACGCCCAAGGACTTGGACCAGACCAAGGCCACCTGCAAGTCGCAGATCAACAACACTGCCTACACGCTGCTGTTCCCGACAGACTGGATGGTGGTTAAGGCCACAGAAACCAGCACCCCGATGGCCCCTGCATGGAACACATGGAGACAAAGCGTGAGGACCAGAGCAGACACTTTCCGGGCAGAGGTGGAAACCGCCCCGAGTATGGTCGAGGTTGAGTTCGTAATGAACAACATGGCATGGCCCCACGATCCCAATTACATTGAACCCGTACAGTCAACAGAGGTGCAACCATGAGAATGATCGCTCCAATCATTGCAGTACTGTCCCTGACAGGCTGTGCTACTGCTGAATACGCAGCCTATGCTGATGCCCACAAAGCACAAGCAGCGGCTCAGACAGCACGTTACCAAGCTCTGGCAGACATTGCCAAGCAGGGTGATACCACGGCCAAAGTCGCTGCGGTCATGTCCTTGCAAATGGGTGGCGGTCAGCAGAACACGCAGATCAATGCTCCCAAGAACTGGGCAGATTACGCTTTGCAGTGGACGGGTCTTCTCCTGCCTACGTTCGGGCAAATCTACACGATCAACAAGCAGACCACTCTGGGCATGCGCCAGTCTGACAACGCCACCGCAGTGGCCGTCAGCACCAACTCTGCTTTTGTGGGAATTGCAAGCCAGATTCAGGCTCCAGCAGCCAATGTCACTACAATTGGTGGCAACGGCGTGATTGGCGCGGGAAGCTATTCGATTGGAGCGAACAGTGGTCAAAACTCTGGCAACTCTGGTCGCTTGGCTGGTGCTTCTATTACTGACAATACGGCTGTACCAACTGTGGTGACAAGCACCAACACCACCACCACCACAACAACAACTACCCCGGCAGTACCATGAACCAAATTGACGCAACAGATGCAAAGTTGAGCACGCATGAGGCAGTGTGCGCGGAGCGTTACGCCAGCATTCAAAAGTCTTTTGAATCGGGTAGCAAGCGCATGAGCCGGATTGAGTACATCCTCTACGCGCTGATTGCTGTCACGCTGCTTGGCCCCGGCTTTGCAGCAGAGCTTTTGAAGAAGGTATTGTTGTGAAGGACTGGGCTGTTGCATTCACTGCAGCGGCCCTTCTTTGTGGGTTTGTTGTTTGGTGTACAAGCATAATCGTGCCATTTGTATGGGGGCTGTAAAATGCTTGCAGAACTTGCGGCTGCGAACGCGGCCTTCGCTGTCATAAAGGGTGCGCTGGCCAACGGTAAAGACTTGTCCGACCTTGGCTCTAGGGTCTTTGACTATTTCGACAACAAGGCCAAGATTCAGGCAAAGGTCACAGAGAAGGGCAACCGTTCTGACATTGAAGAATTCTTTGCTCTCGAAAAACTTAATGCTCAAGAGGTCGAACTACGTGAAAGAATGATTTACGCTGGTAGACCGGGCATGTGGCAAGATTGGCAGAAGTTCCAAGCCGTCGCTGCTCGTAGACGCAGGGAAGCAAAAGAGGCTGAAATCAAAGCCATCAGGGTTCGTAAAGCCAAGACAGAGCAATTAATTGAATATATTGCAATCGGTATATCCACAGTTATTTTGACTGTCATGTTAATTTACGGCATTATTATTTACATGATGTATATACGGAAATGAGCGACGATAAGCTAAACGCCAACTCCGCCCTCGACAAAGTGCTTGGGTATGTGGACTCGCCGTTCAAGCTGTTTGCCATCCTCATCATGGGCGTTGTGGCGTTCTCAGGGTACTTCCTTTGGCAGAATCAGACTTTTATGATGGACGCTTACAAAGAGTCCAAGAAGCTGCCGGAGATCAACACCAACCGAGCTGATGACGCAAGCTCAATGCTGCTGAAGAAGACGGGGGCCACGGTAGTGGCGGTGTTCAGAGTAAACCCACTGTTCAACAGCAGAGTGTTGTATAAAGCCTACACTAAGGACGGACGCGACAAAACAATCGAAGACATTGACGTGGGGCTTTTCAGCCAGAACACAGCCAACAACAGCGATGTAGTCAAGCTGATGACCAACGAAATTCCTTGCGGAGACTACCGTTACGCGCAGTCTGAGGTGGGTTTGTGGTATCTTGAGAAGGGTGTAACGTACACTTGCCGGATCAGTGTCCCACCGGACTCACATCGTTTTGTTGGCCAGATCACAGTTGGTTGGGCAGAGCCGCCAAAAGACCTTGAGCAGACAAAATTCATGCTGGAGATCGCCAGCGCCATGTTGACAAAAAGGGGTAATTGATGCTTTCACTGTTCTCAACTCTTGGGGGTCTGCTGATTTCTGGTCTTCCTAAACTGCTGGAATACTTCCAGAACAAAGCTGACCAAGCTCACGAACTAAAACTGGCTGGGTTGCAAAACGAGCGTGAACTGGCCATGGCCGCTCAGGGCTTCGCCGCCCAGTTGAAGGTCGAAGAGGTCCGCACCGACCAAGTAGCGATGGAGACCGATGCCCGGATGACTGAGGCAGCTCTTGAGCATGACGCCAAGGTGCTGGAAAAAGCCTCTACATGGGTGTCTAACTACGTTGGTACTGTGCGCCCCACAGTCACTTACATCTTTGTGGCAGAGCTGGTTTGCATCAACGCTTTTATGGCTTGGTACCTGTACCAGCAACCGGGTTTGATTACCAGCATTGACGACATCATCCGCTATTCAGACCTGATCTTTAGTGCTGATGAAATGGCCATGTTGGGCGGCATCATTGGGTTTTGGTTCGGTTCTCGTCAGTGGAGCAAAAAGTGAAACTGAGCAAGGCAGGTGAAAACCTGATGCACCGGTACGAGGGCTTTCGCTCTCGCCCCTACCTTTGCCCAGCGCACATCTGGACGATTGGCTACGGCCATGTCCTGTACCAAGAGCAGATCAGGCTCCCGATGGTTCGGCCACCCGGCAAGACCAAAGACGACATCCCGATGATTCGCAGCGAATACCCACTGAAACCGGAGGACAACCGTGTCTGGACTAAAACGGAGATCGACGAACTATTCCGAGTTGATGTCGGAACTTTTGAACGGGGTGTTCTTCGTCTTGTTCCCAGTGTGGTTGGGCGTCAAGGCAGCTTTGACGCTTTGGTCTCTATAAGTTTCAACTTCGGACTGGGCAATCTGCAAAAGTCAACCATCCGCATGAAGGCAAACCGAAGCGACTGGGATGGTGCAGCCGAGGCTTTCAGGGCTTGGACCAAGGGCGGCGGCAAGGTTCTCCCCGGGCTGGTCAAACGCCGAGAAGCTGAAATCGCACTGTTTTTGTCCTGACTGGGTACAATCAAGGCTAGTGAGGAAATTACCATGGCCGTTATCCCGATCAAGTCTTTTGGTGGCATTTCGCCCAAGACGCCGCCGCGCTATTTGCCGGACTCTGGTGCTCAAACCGCGCTTAACGCTTCGGTGTTCAACGGTTCTTTGCAGCCGCTGTCAAACGTAGGTGCTGCTGTACACACGCTGACCAAGACAGGTGTTCCTCAGACTATCTACCGGTTTGGCCAAGACTCAGTGTCTGACTCGCAGTACTGGTTTCACTGGACTTCTGACGTTGACGTGTGCCGCAGCCAAGTATCTGGTGATACCTCCGAGTGGACGTTTTACACGGGTGACGGTGCTCCCAAGGCCACGTACGCACAGATCGCGCTGGCAGGCGCTAATTACCCGTTCACGTCGCGTCTTCTAGGCCAAGCCGCTCCCACACAAGCGTTGACTGTCAGCCCTTCGACGTTTACGCCTACGACTTCTGCTGCCGAAGTAATCTTGACGGCCACAATGATCGGGCTGTTGACTACAACATATGGCGTTCAATTTAGCATCGTAGGCACTGCCGACGGCGACTACACAACTGTTACCCTGACCAACCCAATTACTGCCAGCTCTGTTGCCTCTGCGATGAACGCTGCTACAGGTATTGCGGCTGTGGTTCAAGATACTGGAGTCAAAGTTACCAGCGACGCAACTGGTGATACCGCTAAGCTCTATGTGCGGTTCCGCACAGGTACTACGCCAAACACAAGCGGCACGTTCACCTACTCTGGCCTTGACGTGCAAGGTACTGGCACTGCTACCACATCGCCTCTTATAATCATAAACGATTCTGAAATTGGCTCTATTATTTCTGGCGACGTCATTGCGTTAGGTGGTAGTGGCGTTTTATACGTTAATGAGTCTACAACAGGGACATTAACAGCCACTGGTTTAGCCACGTTTTTAACCGATCGCATGTCTGGACAACTTGTTGCTACTGCGTATGGTTCCTGCGTAGTTGTTACACCCGGCTCTGCGGCAAGTGGGGCTTCCGGTTCAATTGGATACAACAGATACAGGGGAGGTATAGAAGTAGCTGGCATATATTCTTTCGGTTCGGAATCACCAGCTCCGGGCAAAGTTTTTGTGACGCAAGCCAACGTCGACAGCGTAGAGAACCGATACTTGTCTGTACTTATTAACGGCGTTGAAAACTTTATTGCTGTGCCTAACGTGTACACGGTAAACAACTTGGCCGTCATCAGTGGCTACGGTGGCAGTGTTGAAATTTTTGGTTCGATAGCCCCTTTTGCAATTGTGTCTACAACGGCTATCGGCACTTCTGCATCCATCCGCCTGCGCGGCGGGGATTACCCAACCACCATACAGTACTCCTCAATCAACGCGTCAGGCGTCACGGACGTTGCAGCAATTCCTGAGACCCGCGTGTATACATTTACATGGGTCAACAAAGAAGCTGGCTTTGAGTTTGAGTCCGCGCCCGCTCCAGCATCAGATTCCGTAGATGTGCGCGTAGAGCAGACAGTGGCCATCTCGGGGCGTGGATCGGTCCCTACTGGATACTTGGCAACACACTGGCGGATATATCGTGCTGTAGCTGGCATATACCTGTTTGTGACTGAGCTGCCGCTCTCCCAAACCTCATTTACCGACGCCGTGAAAGCCGAAAGCCTTGGCGAAGAACTGCCGAGTCTGACATGGCTTACACCACCTGACACGCTGCGTGGCTTAATCAACTTGCCTAACGGCATCATGGCTGGGTTCACTGGACGTGACGTCTACTTCTGCGACCCATACCACCCGCACGCATGGCCTGTTGGGTACAACCAGACTATGGATTTCCCAGTGGTGGGCCTTGGCCGCATGGACACTACGCTTGCGGTTTTGACAACCGGAACACCGTACTTCATCCAAGGCAGTCACCCAGACTCCATGGTGGTCGTTAAATCCGATCTGGAGCAGTCCTGTGCATCCAAGCGCAGCATTGTCAGCCACGGCGGCGCGGTTATCTACGCAAGTCCTGACGGCCTTGTCATGCTGAGCTCCGGCGGCTCTAGGGTGATTACGGATAAGTTTTTTACCCGGGCTCAATGGCAGTCGACATTCCGCCCTTCGTCAATTAACGCATATCACCACGACATGAAGTATGTGGCGTTCTATGACAACGGTACAACCACGGGCGGCTTTATCTTTGACATGACGTCTGGTCAGTTTATTCTCCACACGATCTACGCTACCGCTGGCTATAACGATTTGCTGGCTGACAAACTGTACACGACATCCTCAAACCGCCAAGTAAAAATATGGCTTGATGGCGCGGCCATGTCGTATACATGGAAGTCCAAGAAGTTCACCATGCCGCAAGTCATGGGATTTAGTTGCGCTCAAGTTGAAGCCGAAGCCTACCCAGTGACAGCCAAGGTTTACGTCGATGGCACGCTGGTGCGCACTCAAACTGTTGCAAGCCGTGTGCCGTTCCGTTTGCCGGTGTCCCCGGGTCGTGACTGGGAGTTCCAGATCGAAGGCAACACCGAGGTGTTTGCTGTACTCGTAGCTCAGTCGATGGAGGAGCTGGCCAATGGCTAAACTACCAAGCGTAGTATCGTCGCTACCCCAAGACCTAAAGGCGTTTGTCAACCAAGTACGTGAGGCGATTGACGGACGCAACGGAGACAGGCTGTTAACAGTCAATGATCTTGTCAGCAGCGGCATTGCCAGCACTGGACCCGGCAACACCATAACACCGCCTCCCGGCTTGGTAAGCCCTCCAAGTACGCCTAGAAACGTGCAGGCTTCTGGCGCAATCCAGAACATCATTGTGACGTGGGATGACCCCCTGTACAACGGCCACTCGCACGCGGAAATATGGGGTTCTTCTACCGACGATTTGGGCGCTGCTGTAAAAGTTGGTATGACCCCCGGAGCCATATTTGTCGACTCTGTTGGCCCTAGCGTAACCAGATATTACTGGGTTCGATTCATCAACGTGCTGGGAGTTGTCGGTGCGTTTAACGCAGTCGCTGGTGTACAAGGCGTAACTGGCCCCGCTGTGACGTATTTAATAGATACGTTGACTAGTGCTGCCCTTGATCCTAGTTCTCCGTACACCAAGTTCGCTGTACGCGCAGACTTGTTTTATGTGGTGCCAGATGTAGACTTTAACCAAGAGGCTACTCCAACAGCAACTGCAACAGGTAATCTTTGGTATCAGCCATCTTCTGAGCTCACCCGTACATGGAATGGCAGCGCGTGGGTTTCTTTTTCAGTACAACTACCGTTCGTTGTCAACTCCTCACCCCAGACAATCAACGGCGTATCTGTCCCGGCTGGCGTCTACATGGATGCTGCGTTTATCAAGAACGGCACGATTACCACTGCAAAGATTGGCAACGCGCAAATCGACGACGCCAAGATCGCCAACCTCAGCGCAGGCAAAATCACTGCTGGCTTTATCAGCGCAGATCGGATTCAGGCGGGTTCTATCGACGCCAAGATTGCAACGCTGGACGCCGCAGTCATCGGAACCGGTGTCATCAACGACGCCCGCATCGGCTCGCTCTCGGTCGACAAATTACTGGCTGGAACTACCACCTCTCAAGGCGGAGTTACGTTTGGCTTTGGCCTCGGCACTTCTGTATACGGCATTGCTACTGCTGGTTTTTTTAAGAGTGTTAACGGAGGAACTGCTGGTTTGGCAGGGATTGCAACCAACAGCGTAGGTGTCGCTGGAAACACAGCCTCTACATCCTCATATGGAGCTTTGTTTTCCAACACATACGGTTACGACAGCATAAGCTCGACTTATGTTGTTACAGGATTATCGGTCGCTGGGCCAAACTTTGGCATATTTACGCAACGTAAAAGTCAACAAGGAGCATCTACCTCTGAAGGAGCTCCAAGTACATACACTGCGGCTTACTCCTATCTGGCTTATCTTGATGGCAGTGCCCATTACGGCGGTAAATTGTTTACCACCAATACTAGCGGCGTTGACGTTCGAGGGATTATTGCAGGCGGGCCAACGTATGGGTTGACTGTATCTGGCGGCACTGCTCCATTTACGGGTTGCCACGATGGTCTGATGCTAAAAACAATCACCGCTATTGCTGGTGACATTGTTGTTGATACCGGTGTAGTCGTGGCCACAGACGGCGTAACCGACACCATCACAGAAGTCACGCCGAGTGCAAGTCCAAACCAGAAAAACGCTATTGGTGTATTTGCAGCAATAAGTCCGCAAATTCCTAAACTACTTCAAATTTCTGTCATTGTGCCTAAATGGGAACACGAAGAGTGGGTTGATACCGTCGAGTACAAACTCAATCCTATCTACCAGCCAATCGTAGACACGCACGACTACGTGGCCATCAACTCTGTCGGCGAAGGTCAGATCAACGTCTGTGGAGAAGGCGGTGACTTTGCAGTTGGCGACTTGATCGTGACAAGCTCCACTCCGGGCAAGGGTATGAAGCAAATCGACGACATTGTCCGAAGCTCGACAGTTGCCAAGATACGGGAAAACGTGACCTTTGCCAGCCCGACGGAAGTCAAACTGGTTTCCTGCATCTACATGTGCGGGTAGAATGATCCAATGGCAGAACTTGTCTACGACCAGAAAGAACGCATCGGCGCATGGGTTGCCGCGCAGGTCGATCAGGGAACTGACTGGGGCAGCTTCTACGCTATTGGTGTGGTGAGTGGTGACGAAATCTTGGCTGGCGTGGTCATCAACAACTACAACGGGGCCAACGCAACGTGCCACATTGCCATCGCCAAGCATACAAAACAGATCGTTCCGCTGTTCCAAGCGGTGTGTGACTACGCCTTTCGCCACTGCGGCCTCAAAAGATTAACTGGCATGGTTCCGTCAAATGAGCCTAAAATACTGGCATTTGACAAACACCTCGGTTTCGAGGAAGAGTTCGTCATGAAAGACGGTGCCCCCGGTGCCGACATGCACGTTTTGGTAATGCGGCCTGACACCTGTCGTTGGCTGCGCAAGGAGTAAATTATGGGCGGTAAACGGCAACCAACACCAGATTACGAGCCGATGAAAAAACTTGGCGAAAGGCAGCTTGCATTTGCTGAGCGTCAGTACGCTGAGATGAAGCCTTTGGCTGAACGAGTCTATGGCCAGCAGATGGCTGCACAAGAGCAGCAGATGCGACAGGCACAGGACTACTACGACTACCAAAAAAATACGTTCCGCCCGGTGGAGCAAGGTCTTGTCCGAGACGCTGAGCGGTTTAGCACTGAGGGGTATCGTGAGCAGCTTGCTGGCCAAGCCGCCGCCGCTGCGGGTCGCGCCTTTGGAGTTCAGCAGGAGATGGGCCAGCGGGCCATGGCTTCTCGTGGGGTAAACCCTAACTCCGGTGCTGCAATGGCGCTGCAGGCTCAGGGCAATCTGGGTCTTGCCGCACAACGTGCCAACGCTATGACAGGCGCACGCACTCAGGCTGAACAGCTCGGCTTTGCTCGTCGTATGGACGTCACAGGTCTGGGCCGCAACCTTGCAGGCGCTTCGACTGCTGCTTACGGTGGCGCTACTAGCGCAGGTTCTGCAGGCATGAACACAGCCATGGCCCCGGGTGGTCAGTACATGCAGGGTATGGGTCAGACAGGTCAGACGTATGGCAATATCCTTAACAACCAGACAAGTCAGTTCAACACAGGTTTGAACGCTGAAGGCGAAGTCATGGGCGCTTTGGTTGGTGCTGGTACAACCGCTGCGTTTAGGTCGGACCGCCGCCTTAAGGAAAATATTGAGTTGGTTGGCCGCGATGAGCGCACCATGTTGCCGCTGTATGAGTTCGAGTACATCAACGGTTCTGGCAGACGCTTCATGGGTGTCATGGCGCAGGACGTTGTAGAGTCGCACCCAGACATGGTCTTCACAATGCCTGATGGATTTATGGCAGTCAACTACGCCGGACTCGGCATCGAAATGGTGGAGGTTTAATCATGGGATTCGCAGCAGGTTTTCAAGTAGGTGCTTCCGCTGTTGAACGCGGCTTAAAAATGCGCGAAGAGCGTCAAGAACGAGAACGCCTGCGTGAAGCCATGGGGCTTAAACCTCAAGAGATTGCTGCTCGTCAGCCTACTGAAGACGAACTTACCCGCGCTCAGGCTTACACGCAAGCAATTGCTGACCAAGACGCGAGGATGTTTGCCACGGATAATTCGGTAGAAAACCGCACAGGTCTTTTTTCAGCTAATCCCGCAGAAAGACCTGTAGATGCTTCCGTCGCTCCTCAGATGCCTTACGTAGGCCAAAGCGTTGGAGGAACTCAGTACGGCCTTGGCGGTCAGACTTTTAGCCGCATGCCAACGCAGCAAGAAATTGATTCCGCCCGTTATGCTGCCGCTGCCAATGTAATTGCCGAGCGTGACCCTGTGGCTGCTATGCGTATGCGCCAAGAGCAAATTCGTATGGAGACCGAGTCTAGAGAGGCACCTCTTCGCTTTAAGGGTTTGGAGCAGCAAGTAGCACTTGGCGGGCAACAGCTCGAAACCGGCGCTCTTACCCTTGCGCAACAGAGACGCTTGGCTGAGGAACAACAACGAGGTTCTGATTTCGCGGCATTTGCAGCAAAGAACCCTGACATGCCAGTAGCCGAACTGAAAGATAATGCATTTAAGCAGTTCAATTTCACTCCTAAGCAATGGCAGGAAACTGTGGCTACACGTCTGCAAATCGAAACAGGCGAGATGGACATCTTCAAGAAAAGCATTGCAAAAAAGCTGCAAGGTAAAAATCTTACGCAGCTTGGAGCTTTGTACAACTCAGACCCAGACTTCGACGACAAGACCGACTTGGCCATCGTGCCCGGTAAAGGCGGCGCTGTTACGCTCAACTTTATCGACAAGGCCACCAAGCGCATTACAGGCACTCAGACGTTTAAAAACGAAGCGTTGGCTACAGAGTACCTTAACAAGCAAGCCACTGAGCCTGAGACCATTGGTTCTTGGATGATGAACTTGCAGAAAGCCGAAGTGGGCATGGACAAGGATCGTGCGGCTATCGAAGCTTCTAAGTCAACCGTCAATTACAACGCCGCTCGTATTACCCAGATCAACCAGATGAACAACGCTCTGGCTACAAACCTGAAGAACAGCGAAGAGGCTAAACAGATTCAAGCTCAGTTTGCCACGTTGGACGATACCACCGATCCCGGTGGTTCCAAACGCCAGAGCCTGATTACGCAGTTCAACATGCTGTCTGTCAAAGCTGGCGGAACAATTCCAACAACTGGCGGCGGTAAAAAAGGCTCGGTACTGCAGACTCCCGTCGACGTCAAGAAGAACGACGACGGCACATACACTGCGTTTGCCAAGGATGGCGGTCAAGCGCTGTACAACACGTTTAACGGCGAAACTATTCCACTTGGCATGGAAGTGGACACCTACAAAGGCATGAAAGAAGCTGCCAAGAAAAACGGTGTTGGTTTGGTCGCAGGCGAAGACAACGGTCGACTGGTGATTAAGTTTACCGGCGCTGACGGTAAGTTCTACGACGACGCCGAAAAAGCCAAGTACGCCAAGCCTGCTAAGGCTGCTGACCAGCCGGGTGGATTAGACACGTCGCGTACGACAGTTGTTCAGCCTGCAGCAGAACCTACTGTACCAACGCCTAAACCAGAGAAACGCGCTGGAGAAAAACAAACTGACTTCAGAGATCGACTTCTTGCTTGGGATAGAAACCGCATGGCTTACGAAAGTCTTATGACAGAGCAGCGCCTTAGAGGGCAGCTGAGCGGCAACGCTGCCGGACTGCGCCGACCACTAGTTGAGTAACCACTTCATTGGTACAATTCGGCTAAATTTAGTTAAGGGGCAGCAATGGCTTTCGTACCAATCCGCACTATTGTTGGAACCGATGAAGAAGACACTGGTTTTAAGCCGTTGCGGGATGTCTACTTAGGGCCAGCTCCGCAGCGTGGAGCCATTGCTGCCGGTCTTTCGGCTGGTGTTGACCAGCTTCAGGGGTTAGGTTACAGCGCTCTTGGTGGTGTTGCTGATATTGCTGGAGCAAGCGGAGTTAGTGACTGGGCGAACGAACAAGCCCGTCGCAATCAAATTGACGCTTCTGTTGGCGGTCGCCCTGATCTTGAGCGTATTGAAGACCAAACACTTGGGTCTGCTCTGCCTTACGTCGGTTATCAGATTGCCAAACAAGTTCCTACCATGGCCGGTATTGCCGGTGCGCAGTTTATTCCCGGATTTGGCCAAGCGGCTACTGCCTTGGGTCTTACACGCCTTGGGGCTGTTGCACCTCGTATGCTGGGCGGCGGCGGTTTGCAAGCTGGCTCTAGTGCTGCGGCGCGTCGTGCTGCTTTGGCTCAGGGCGAAGCTTTTGGTACTGGCACGCTGGCTGGCTCTGCAATGGGTTTTGGCTCGCTTTACGGCGAGTCTGTTGAGGGTGGTGACCCAAGCCCATTCAAGGCTCTGGCACTGGCTCCAATTTATGGCGCTGCTGAAGCTGTTCTTCCCGCTGTGTTGCAAGGCAGTTTGCGTGCGCCAGCTCGGTACTCCGGCAATCTTGGCACTCGCATGGCTAAAGCTGGTGGGGTTGCTGGTGCGGGTGAAAGCTTGACAGAACTCGGCCAAAACGAACTTGAAATGGGCATGCGGTCAGACTTGACCGCTGAAGAAATGGCGTCTCGTCGCCTTAACGCAGCAGCAGCTGGCCTCATTGTCGGCGGTAGTTTGGGTACTGTTGGCGGTCTTCGCGGTCCAATGGACTTGACTAAACCTGACACAGAACAAGAAACCCAAACAAGTACTGAGCAAAAACCAATCCTTGGGTTGCAGTACAACCCGTTGGCTGGCACGCCGATCATTTTTCCGGACGGCACGGTTGCTTTGGGCAGCGAACAAGAAATGCTGGCCCGCACAGGCATCAAGCTGCCTGCCGCCGCTGCTGAAAAAGACCTGACAGCACCAGCCGGTACAACTACAGCCGCTGCTGGGGTTACCAAGCCAACTACGCCGTCGATCTTCAGCGAAACAGATACTGCGCTGAACAAACTCGGTGTCAAGCCTACAAAGAATTCTCGAGGCATCTACGACTACTTGGTGGCAGAAGGCATTGACCCAGCTTCCCCAGAGGCCGAGCCAGTCATGAACGCCTTGGCTGCCAGCAAAGTTGGCGAGGCCCGTAAGGCCGTTGGTGAAATCATCCGAGCGAGGAGTACCCGTGGCACAGGAATTTCTACTGTACAGCAGCCTGCAGGAGGCTTGGGAGTTGGGAGCCCTGTCGTTCAAGGAACTGTGGGAGATGCAGGACGCGTTGCTCCTGTCGCAGGAACAGTGGTCGGAGGTGCCCCAGCAGCTGGAGCCCCACTTCAACAAACTGGCCTTCTTCCAATCACAGCCGGGCAACCATCTACCCCTGTAACTACTGGAGCACTAAGTGGCCCTCAAGCCTCTCAAACCATCGAAACAGCGCCGCAAGGACAAACCACTACCACCGTTTCAACTGCCGCCCCGGTAAGCCAGCCGCTTGCGCCCGGTCAGTTCCGCCGCGCTCCTAAGCCAATGACAGTCTTGCAAGCTGCACGGGCAACTCCAACTCCATCAACGGCAGCGGAGCCAGTCGTAGATGAACGCCGAGAAATCTTGCAAAAAATCTTTGGCGAACGCAACGGTGGCATCATCTTTGACGTGGTGGGTATGGGTATGCCCGAGCCAGAGGCTGCTGCCAAGTACGGCTTGAGCCGTCAGTCCATTCAGAAGATTGCTGGTGCTACGGGTCAGAAAGAGTGGCCAGCGCTTATTGCAGGTGCCAAGGCTAAATTTAATCTGACTGATGCTCAGATTGCGGATGCGTTCAATACAGTTGCGCCAGACAGCACAGAAGGTCAAATAGCCAGTGAAGTGTTTACGCAGGACCAAGCCAGCATGGACGAAAACGAAGCCATTGAGGCTGGTCTGGGTAACATCGTCAAAACCGCTGGCGCTGGAACTTCAGAGGTTGAAGGCTTTACCAAACTGCAAAAAGAAATTGACGCTACGCTCGAAGCACTGGCTGTAGAAACAGACCCTGCTGTGTTGGCAGATTTGAATGCCAAGTTGACTGCTCAGATTGAGAAGGTCAAGGCAGTTGAAAAACAAGCCCAAGCCGAAGTGCGGGCGCTTGCTGGTCGTAAGTCTGACAAGGACGCTAGCGACGAAAAAGAAGCTAAAGCCGATCAACCCAAAGAATTAGGAGCAGAAGATGCCGTTCAAGTCGAAAGCACAACAAGCGTATCTGTTCAGCCAAAAGCCGAAACTAGCAAAGCAGTGGTCGGACAAGTACGGCGTGTCAAAAAGCCTGCCACAGAAAGTAAAGCCCAAGTCCCAGCCGTCATCCTCACCCAAGCCGAGCAAGCAGCCCAAGCGTGGGATGTAGTCGCTGCTAATTTTCCCGGGGCTCCTAAGTTTGCTGACCTGACTAAAGCCCAGCAGAACACCTTCATTGGTTTTGGTGAAGGTAACTGGGAGCGCGGTGACGTTGAGCTTGAGCTGACCAAACTGGCCAGAACTGCTGCGTCTACTCAACGAGCTATTGGCCGTGAGCCAGTGACCATTGACGTCGAGTCCCGCATCATTGACGAGACCGTTGCTCCGCAAGTTGCCAAGCTGCCTGCGCCTCAAGTCACTCGACTGGAAAACCACTACAACGCTAAGCGTGACAGTGCTGAGTTCTTGGCCAAGGTCAAGGCCGACGTTGTTCTGTACGCCACCAAGGGTGCCGAGGCAGTTGCTGGCGCTATCCGCGACATCATCAAGTCCATCCACGCAGGTGTTCTGTCAGCGGCTATGATTTTTAACCCGACTGCCATTTCGCAAGTCGAAGCCTTCGTGGTGATCCCACAGGAGACTCAGACTACAACAACGCAGGTTTTGGCAGAACTGCCAGCCGAAGTGAAGGGTATGTCCGAGGCAGGCAAGCAAGCCTACGCCACACTGATCCCAGCTCTCAAGGGCAAGATTGGCGACAAGTTCGTTACCATCGCTGACAAGCCAAGCGGTCGTATCTTTGTGTTCAAGGCCAATGGCGAACTGGTTCTCCAGCAGAAAGCTCTGTTTGGTTTGGCCAAGGGTGACCTGTACAAGGGCAACAACGACCTCAAGCAGAACCGTGTGACTCCAGCCGGTCTCTTCGGTATCAACGTGGTGGACGCTGCCAAAGGTGGGGACGCCGCCAAGACCGCAGGTGACTACGACTTCGGCAAAGTGTTTGCTCTGGACGATCCGGATGCCACCGTTACGTTCATGCACTCCGTCTGGCTCAAAGAGTCGGACGCTGCCAAGCGTGCTGCTGCCCTGAAGAACGATTCCGCTGCTGACTCGCGCTACTCGTTTGGCTGCATCAACGTAGACAAAGAGACGTTCAAGGACATGGTCGGCAAGTACAGCAACCAGATGGACGGCTCCAAGCTCTTCGTGGTTCCTGACGTGCAGAGCACCGTCAACGACTTCATCACTGGCAATGTGGCCAACGACCGACTCGTGCGCGAAGGCGTACAGCCAGTCACCAAGACTACCACTACTCCAGTCAAATCGGCCACCAAGACTGCTGGTGTTGACCGCACAGTAGCTGCCAAAGATGAAGAAGTCGGTGGCATGAAGTTTGGTAAAGAGGGTGCTCCAGTCAAGCAGCCGTACACAGCCAAGGAACTGCTGGCCGAACTCAAAGACTTTATACGAGCAGACATTCCCGGTCGTAAATTGATGGTTGTGGACAGCGTAGTTGATTTGCTCACTTCTACAGACGAAAAAATACGAGCAGTTGGTGCTGCTTTGCAGCTTGAGGGCGCTTATGGCGTGGCCGTAGATGGTCGTGCGTACCTAATTGCAAACCGAATCAAACAGGGCTCTGGTCGCGCTAAGTTTATGCACGAAGTCGGCGGTCACTTGGGTCTGGACAATTTGCTTACCAAGGCAGATCAGGACAAGCTGGTCAATCAAATCAAGACGTGGGCTAAGAAAGCTGACGGCTCTTTGGAAGCTGAATTGGCGCTGCAAGCCTTCGAGCGTGTGCAAGCTGCGCAGACTCCTCAAGAAGACCGACGGTCGGAACTGATTGCTTACTTCATTGAGTCGGCCATGGAGATGGGTGTAGACCCGACTGCTGCCAATGACACCAAGTTGTCTGGCCCACTACGTGAATGGTTCCGCAATCTGTGGGCAGCATTTAAAGTAGCCGCTCGCAAGTTGGGCTTGAAGCCTGAGTCCATGACAGCCCAAGACGTTGTCAACTTGGCCTATGGTGCTGCTCGTTTGGAAATCAACGGCACATGGCACGGTACTGCTGCATCATTTCGGAACTTCCGCCACAAGTTTATGGGGACTGGAGAAGGCGCACAAGCTTTTGGCTGGGGTACGTACTTGGCTCAACGCACTGGCATTGCCAAAGCCTACTGGACTGCGGATGTCGAGCGCAAGGCTAGTGGCCAACCTCGCCAACTAGCGGATTACCCCGGCAAAGATGCTTTTGAGGCTGCGGCTGCGGCAAACGACTACCTCGGGCTTGGCCGCATGGGCAACCTCATCTCCTCCGCGAAACGGGGGGGAATGGATTTGATGCGTTCCCAATACGACATTTCCGCAGCACTAGACAAAGAACTTACAGCTTTCATGAATTGGGTACGCCCTGAAGGCAACCTGATGCGCGTCGACACCGCCGTTCCAGAAAACGAAATGTTGGATTGGGATAAAGTTCTTTCTAGGCAGACTTCAGTTTTGAATAAGATTAAAGCTAAGTTGCCGGAAGACCTGCGCGAAGCCGTGGAAGAAGAAGTAAACGAAACGCTTGAAGGTATGACCGGCGAAGACTTTTACAGAGCTTTGATGTTCGTAGAAGACCGCGACGGTTTTGTCAGCGAGCAATTTGACGTAGCGGATTACAACAAACGACTGGCCAACGCGCCAACCAAACAAGTTGTTTCCGCTTTTATTGACGAAAAACTCGGCGTCAACGGATTGAAGTTTTTGGACTCTGCCAGTCGTGGTAATCCAGAGTTGCTCAAAGCTAAGTTGAAACAAAAACAAGAACTGTTGGCGGAAAAACAAAAAGACCTCGATAAAGCCAGCAAGGAGGCAGATCGCTGGGAAGGTCTATACGACGACGCGCCCGCAGATCAAAAAACATACGCACGTAAAACGTGGCTAAACGCAGTCTCTGCACGTACATCAAAAGAGTTTGAAGTTGAACAACTCAAACAAGACATTGTGCAAGACACAAACAAGCTGCGTTCCATCGAGAAAAAAACGCGCAACCTTGTTATCTTCAACGATAAGAACATTTTCCGCGTGGGTTCTGAGGCTGCTGCGGATCGCCAGCGCATGAAGTTCGGCAGTGACATGGTTGAGTTGGGCAAGCGCGGCCAGTTGAAAGAGAAGGCTGGTAAGACACGAGTTGATACTGCCAATGACCGTGCTATCAAACTCTTGGAGAAGGCGGCTAAGACCAAAGACCCAGCCGAAGCTGAGGCGCTGCGTGCCGAAGCTAACGCGCTATTTAGTGCCACTGCTGGCAAGTTGTCCGGCATGAAGTTTGGTAAGAACGCAGTGCCGCAAGGACTGATCGACCGCAACATTGCCAAGCTGCCTAATATGTCCCAGCAGCCGGTGAAGCGTGTTGTTGAGTCTATTGGTGATCTGGGTGGCAAGTACCTCGACTATGCCTTGTTTACTAACGATCTGGTCAAGCGTGCTCAGGCTTTGGGTCTGGGCGCTGCCAAAACTTTCTTCGACCGACTTGCTGCACGCAACGCCAAGGTCAGTGAGGAAGAGCGCAAGATTGAAAAGATCGCCGACCGCTACGCCCTGATCGAAGACGTCAACAAAGGCTCTGGCCCCGGCTCCGTCAACGAGTTCTTGTTTGAGTCCACCCGCACAGGCAAGTGGGGCTACGACACAGCCAAGTTCAAAGCTGACCCAGCGATGAAGGCCGAGTTCGACAAGCTGGGCCCCAAGGCTCAGCAGTTCGTCAAGGACGTGTTTGCCCATGGCGATGCCACGCTGTCGAACAAGAAGACGATTGTCCTGAACGCCACCAACTCCGAGTACGACGCCATGATTAAGGCAGCTCAGGACTTGGTAAACACTGCCACGGACAGCAAGGTCAAAACCGACGCTGAGAAAGAGCTGGCCAAGCTCAAGGCAGAGAAAGCCGCTACGCTCAAGCGTTTCCAGACGCTGTTCCGCATCCGCGAGGGCATCCCCTACTCGCCTATCAAGCGCACTGGTGCTTACGTGGTAATCGGTGAGTCCGCTGAGTACAAAGCTGCCAAGGCCAATAAAGACACAGCCACAGTCAAGAAGCTGGAGTCTGACCCAGACCACTACCATGTGTCGTTTGTCGATACCAAGTGGCAGGCTCGTAACCTAAAAGACAATTTGGCCGAGCAAGGTGTGTTCGATAGCCCGCAGATCGTGAAGCGCTCTGAGTCGTTTGATGAAGCGTTCAGTGGTGAGGCCATGCTGCCAGCCCTGACAAAGATGCGTGCCGCTGTTGATCGCCGTGCGCAAGACGCCAATGGCAAGAAAGACCCGACTGCTGGCAAGCTGCTCAACATCATCAACCAGTTGTACTTGGAGGCGTTGGCTGAGGGTAGTGCCCGCAAGTCTGAGATGCGCCGCCGTGGTGTGTCTGGTGAAGTGGACATGCTCCAGTCGTTCACACAGCAAGGCCGTGCCGATGCCAACTTCTTGGCCAGCGTTGAGTTTGAGCCTAAGATTCAGGACGCCCTGCAGCAGATGCGTAACCAGTCACGCACTGGCGACCGTGAGCGCAAGTCTGAAATCTTTGACGAGCTGACCCAGCGCTACGCTGACTCGTTGGAGCCCAAAAACAATCCGTTCATCAACGGCCTGACCAACATGGCGTCCAAGTTCTTCTTGGCTTCCAGCCCCGGCTACTACCTGCAGAACTTGACACAGCCATTCATGATGTCGCTGCCTGCTATGGCAGGTCGCCACGATTACACCAAAGCTGCTGCTGCGCTGGCCAAGGCATACACTGAGTTGGGTCCGCTGTTCAAGGACGTGAAGCTGTTTGACCAGCAGTTTGACTTCTCCAAGGTGCCTGCTGACGTACGTACAGCTATCAACGACTTGGTCAACCAAGGCAAGATTGACATCGGTCTGGCCACTGAGATTAACGAGTACAAGGTAGAAGCTGACGGCAAACTCAGCCAGTTTGCACAGCGCCTGAACAAGGGCATGCGTATGGCTGTCCAGAAGGTGGAAGCTACCAACCGTTTGTCTACTGCCATTGCTGCATACCGCTTGGAGTTTGAGCGGGCTAAGAAAGACCCAAAGATTGCAGACCCTAAAGCTGCAGCCACACAGTACGCTGCTGACATCCTGACTGAAACCCATGGTGACTACACAGCCTTTAACGCTCCTCGTGCGTTCAACACCCAGTGGGGTAAGGTGGCTTTGCAGTTCCGCAAGTTCCAGTTGATTCAGATTGCGTTCTACACCAAGCTGATCCGTGATGCGTTTACTAATCCGGACGAGCGTGCAGTCGCCATGAAGACTCTGGGATACTCACTTGGCCACACTGCGGTGTTCGCTGGCATGATGGGCTTGCCCGGCTACGCTGCCATTGCTGCGATCATGAGCGCCTTTGGCGACGAAGACGAGCCATACGACCTGACCGCTGAGATGCGCAAGGCGCTTGGCCCAGAGTGGGCTGACATGATTATGCGTGGCGCTCCTACCTTAGTTGGTATGGACTTGTCAGGCAAGATCGGTGCTGGCAACATGCTGTCCATCATGCCATTTAGTGACGCTGACTTGAGCACCAACGCAGGCCGTGCCGAAGCGTTCGGTACATTGATGGGCGGTGCTGCTCTTGGTATGGCATCTCGAGTGGTTGACGGTCTTGGCCTTATTGCCAGCGGTGACTACTACAAGGGTATTGAGCGCACTATGCCCAAGGGTGTGTCCGACGCACTCAAGGCTGGCCGTCAGGCTGCTGAAGGTATGACTCGCCGCAATGGTGATGTGATCTTGCCTGACAGTGAAATTAGTGCAATCGACACAGTGATGACCGGATTGGGTGTGCCTGCTGTAAAACAAGCTGTGACCTACGAGCGTCAGAACCGCATGCGTGATATCACTGAGAACTTCCAAGACCGCACTACGCGCATCAAGAACGACTACACCAAAGCTGTTCGGGAGCAAGATACCGAGGCCATGGCAGAAGCCCGTGCTGCATGGACGAAACTACAGCAGACTCGCCAGCGTAACGGCTTGACACCGCAGCCAGTATCTAGCTTGCTGAAAGCGCCGCAGGAACAGAGGGCTCGTGAGCAGCGCACCGTAGGTGGTGTACAGTACCGCGAAGGCCAGCGTAAACTGGCAGAATCCGTAGTTGAAAATTAAGGAGTAACCATGGCCAAGTCACCTGCATGGCAGCGCAAGGAGGGCAAGTCCGAAAAGGGCGGGCTCAACGCCAAAGGGCGTGCGTCGTACAACAAGGCAAACCCCGGCAAGCCGGGGCTCAAGGCTCCTCAACCCGAGGGTGGCCCACGACGCGACTCGTTCTGTGCCCGCATGGAGGGTATGAAAGAGAAGCTAACCAGCGCCAAGACAGCCAAAGACCCCAACAGCCGCATCAACAAATCGTTGCGTGCATGGAAGTGCTGACATGGCTACCAAGGCAAAGTCCACGGTGAACGCCGCTGGCAACTACACCAAGCCCGAACTGCGCAAGCGGATCGTGTCACAGGTCAAAGCCGCTGCAACCCAAGGCACTGGTGCTGGCCAATGGTCAGCTCGCAAGGCACAGCTTGTAGCCAAGAAGTACAAGGCCGCTGGCGGGGGGTACAGAGATTGAAAGCCCCCCAAAAATCCCTCAAAGACTGGTCCAGTCAAAATTGGAGAACCAAAAGTGGTAAAAAATCTTCTGACACGGGCGAAAGGTATCTACCTGAGTCTGCAATTAAAAGTCTTAGCCCTGCTGAGTATGCTGCAACAACGCGTGCGAAACGCGCTGGCAAAGCTGCGGGGAAACAGTTTGTAGCGCAACCCAAAAAAGTAGCTGCAAAAACCGCGAAGTACCGTTAACCCCCAACTGGAGAACCCCATGATGAAAGCAAAGAAGCCGAACCCGTTCGGCAAAGGCGAGTCCAAGATGATGGAAGCCAAAGAGAAGAAGATGGCTGGTGGCAAAAAAGCCTACGCCGCCATGGAAAAGAAGTACGAGGGTAAGAAGTCCACCTCGAAGATGAAATAAGGAGAACCACCATGATGTACGGAAAAATGATGATGGCTAAGGCCCCCGCAGGTAAAAAAGCTGCCCCCTTCAAGCCCTGTGCCAAGTGTCCCAACCCCGCCAAATGCGCCAAGATGGGCGCTTGCATGGCCAAAGCCAAGTCCAAGTGACAAAAAAACCCCCGGGTCTTTCGACTCGGGGGCTAAGGTTCCTCAACACAAAGGAGCTAACATGACAGTCAGCGAGCGAATCATACCTCGTTGACTGCATCACCGTCAAATTGGCTAGTCACCAACGTCAATACTGGCGTAGCCGAATCTGCATTCAAGCGTCGTGTGTCCACGACAATGCAACGTGTCTGCTGCGACGTGCAGTCAGTACCACGGGTGATGACAAACTTTTCACCCTGAGACACAAGCGCGTTGGCTTCCTTGATGCTGGCCACCATCGAGTGGTAGTCCATGCGGTGAGCCATGCACCATTCCCGAACTTCCTTCTGGGACAAGATCAAGCGCCCAGCCAGTTCTTTGCTGTTGGCCGTGCCTAGGATGTAGCGCCCAGCAATAGGGCCATTGACTCTGTTGCGCGGGGTCTCAGGGCCACGCCCGTCACGGCTGTCACGGCACTCGGTAGTGACAATAATTCGCTGGCTCAGCATGCTAATCATGCGCTGGAACGCATCTTCAGACGACACCGTGTTGTTCTCCTCTACGGAGTCAGACAGATCACGCAGCAAGCTCACCGTAAACTTGTACAGCTCCTTGATGTCAAACTCCACAATGCCCAGCTTCTTGGCGATCTTGGCAATCACGATGGTGCATGCGCTGTGAGCCCGGTAGAAACGGAACTTGGGGTTGGACAGCACCTCAGTGAACTTGCCCAGCATGGTCTGCATGTCACGGAAGACCTCAGCTTCGTTGGCCAGAATGTACTTGACCATGGCAGCACCCGCATGGCCGGAGTTGGCAGTCATCTTCTTGATGTTCTCGGCAGCTACCATGGCAGATGCTGACCTCCATGCGTCCTCGCCTTCTTCTGTGTCCGGGTATGCAGCTCGGTCTACAAGCATCAGTGGGTTGTAGCGGTCCACGTTGAGCTGGATCAGGCGTACGGCCTCGGCCTGCGAGTTGGCTTGGTTAGCAGCCAGCAGCCCGTAGAAGTCACGGTTGCCAGTCACGTACACGTTCAGCCGCCACTCGGATGACTTGGCGAACACCACGCCGCCGCCCTTGGATGTCAGGCGAACCTTCTCTTGGCCGTTGGATACGCCGTAGGCTACGTCACTGAACACGCCAGCTTCCATGTTGGTCAGCTCATCAGCCAGCACGGGGATGTTGTTGTACACACCTAGCGTAGCCCACAGAGCGTTGGTGGTGAAGCCTTCCTTGGAGTTGAGCGTCATCTTCTCAGGGTTGCCGAACGCAGCCAGTGCAGCGTGGCATGCTGTAGTTTTCCCCCGGCCAGACTTGCCGCCTTGCAGGGCCAGAATCAAGCCCTTGTACAGGTCTTCGCAGTGGTGCGATACCAGTGAACCCCAGCCAGCGCATACGGTGTACTGCCAGTGGACGGCCTCTGGCCTGTTGTACATGAAGTTCATGGCCTCGGCGTAGCCTTCCAAGCTGCCACGGCCATTCTTGAATGCGTTGGCACGCTCCTTGGCGTTGCCGCCTACCAGCACTTTGCGCTCTGTGCCGTCTTGGGCGAACAACGTCTCACCGATAAGGAACGACTTGTGGTCATCCTTCCAGCCAAAGGCTGTCATGGTGTTGGTCTCAGTGATGCTGCGCTTTAAGGACTGCAGTTGGTCCAGCAGATATGCCGCCATGTGCTCTCCAGCGTTTTTGTGGTTGCTCTTCGTGAGCTCGTATCTGGCCATAGCCCTCAGCAAATCCGTTGGTGACGCCACGGACTCACCTGAAATCTCAAAGTCACGGATGCGCTTGTCGGGTAGGTGCAGTCGGATGCCATAACGGAACGTGCCGTCCTCACCCCGGATACGAGTCGTTGGATAGAACAGGTTCTCACAGAACGGGAAAATTTGCATGACCCCTTCCTTGTCGGGGATCAGGCGGCTCAACAGACCAGCGTCCCACTGGTATCCGCGAGGTAGTGCTGGTATGGTCGCTTGCTCAGTAACACCTTCCTCAGTAACGGTCTCAGCAGTAGTTTCTTCTGGCTCCGGCATTACCCGACCTAGCACCAGCGGGGTCTTGATCTTGTCCTTGAACGCGCAGCCATTGCAGCCGTCGGGGTTGCACTTGCTGAAGAACTCGCACGTTGTGGGCCCAGCAGTCCATGTGTCGTAGCGGATGTCCCAGTCAACTTGGCCATGGCCAGTTTCTTCACGCTTGGAACTCCATGACTGAGCTAACTCACGACCATCAACGCAGTGGGTCAGCAGACCGATAACGCCGCGCCAAGTCTCGTAGTCCACGTCACCCATGGTGTCGCGCATCTTGCCAGCTTGCAGGCACTTGTCTGCCATGACGTTGGCATCTACCGGGACTTCAGGGTATTGGGTCAGGTGGGCTGTCAGGTCTGAGTTAAGGTCAGTCGGCTGATACTGTTTCTTGGGCGTCTCTTTGACCGGCTTGACGCCGTTCTCTTTGGCGTAGGCAAACAGCGCTACAGCGAATTCTTTGGGGTCAATGGCTTCACAGGTAGCCATCAGCTTGACTGTCTTGGCGTCGCCGTTCTTGCGGTTGGTCGAATTAATTGGGCGCAGTATGGAGCTGAAGTCAGCCGTACGTGTCGGGTCAGCTATGACCTTCTCGTGAGCCAGCGTAGCCTTGAGAACCGTCGCCACCTTGCGCCACAGCTCGTGGCCAATCTCATGGGTCAGCGGCCAGTAGGCATGCATACCGTAGCCGGAATCAACCAGCATGGGGCGCGGGATACCAACGTCCTTGGCGAACTTGGCCATGGCCACACAAGCGTCCTTCTTGGTAAGGTAGCCCTGCTTCTTGTCGAACTTCTCTTGGCCGCAGTCAACGTCCACCCAGAACGCCTTGGCCTTGTCCCAGTTCTCAGGGATACGGTACTTGCGTTTGGGGTTGCCCTTGATGTCGAGTTCTTCCAACTCGATGACGGCCTTCTGGTACGAAGCACATGCATGGTACACAGATACTTGCTTGCTACGGGACATAGCATCAACTGCTTCCGCCATGGTCTCAAGGTCGGTGTAGACCTTGTGGGCCGGGTATTTGTAGCCCTCTTTGAACAGGGCGAGGTAATGGATGCCGAACTCAGGCAGTATTGTTTTGAGGAACTCTAGGGTGTTCATACTTCACCCTTTGTTGTATTTTTGCAACTCATGGCCACTCCAGAAAGCGAAAAAGCCCGCTGACGGGCTTGGAAGAGTAGGGCCAGTGTACTTCAACGCCACTGACCCCACAAGTTGCTTAATCGTCGAAGCTGATACCGTCGAGGTCGAGGTCCATGTCATCTTCAACTGGAGCGGGCTTAGGAGCTGGCTTGGCAGCAGCTTTGGGCTTGGCCACTGGCTTAGGAGCTTCCTCTTCCTCAGCAGCTTCCTCAACTACAGGCTTGGCTTTGGGCTTGGCCACAGGAGCTGGGGCTTCCTCTTCCTCAGCGGCAGCAGGTGCTTCGGCAGCAATGGCAGCAACCACGGACGAACCGAGGATGTTGGACACCACGTCAGACGCAGCGATCTCTTGGACTTCAGCGAAGCCCTCGTCGTCCAACAAACCAACAGCGGAGAACGTCAGCTTGGGAGACTCAGCTTGCAGGTCGAAGCCAACCTTGGTGACAACCATGTTGTAGCCAACACCGCGCTTGGCCAACATCTGACCATACTCACCCAGTGCCTTGATGGACGCAGGTGGCACACGCAGCAGCATAGCGTCGTTGATCTGACCAGCAGGGGCCACGGCCATACGAACGGCATCAGCGCAAGCCTTACCCTTGGTAGCGCCCTTCTCAGAGACACGCGAGCCCCACTGGTTGTGCGGGCATGTAGCGCACTTCTTGGCTTGCTTGTTCTGAGAATCAGCTGCTGGCTCAACGCCGTCGTTGGAGTAACAGTCAGGCTTCTGGCCTTCGCTGGAATCCTTGTCGTAGCCCTTGATGTAGAACACCTTGCTGGTGCCCTTGTTGGCTTTTAGCAACACCACGTTCAGGCTGGTAGCAGCACTGTCCGGGTCTTTAGGGTTCATCTGGATTTCGCGCTCACCGTCGCGGACGACGGCAAAGGTTTTACCCTTGATGGAGATGACAGGGAAGCCGCCACCAGCGTGTGCGGTCAGGTCGGAGTTGAGCGCGGCGACGTCAACTTTTTTCAGGAAGGCTGGCAGCTTGCTGCCGGAGTCGAATGGAATGATGTTCATAATTTTCTCTGTGAAGGGAAGAGGAGTTTATGCCGAACGGCGGATGTTGACAACGCGTTCTGAGCGAATATTTATGCCCGGTGGTAACTCGTTGTCATTGTTGTCGCGGAACTGTTCAATGGCGGTCTTTGCAGCCCGCACCTCGATCAAGCTCCACTCTTCGTTGGCCTTCACAAATTCCATGAAGGCGTCACGATCTGCAACGCTGGCGGTTGTACGCACAGCGGTGTAAGCCGTACCATGCTCAGTCTTCACTGAGTCCATGCCGGTCTTGTTGAATACGTCCAACAACTTGGCTTCCAGCTTGTCCATCTTTTCATTGATGGGTGCAACCGAAGCGTCGAAGTCGGACTTCATCTCTGCTTTTTTGTCCCGGAGCCGTATGTACAGGCTCACTGCTTCTGATAATTTCATTGGTCTATCCGCTCTTTCATCATGTCGAGTAACACACCCTGCATAGACTGTTTGTCTTGCAGTCTTTTATACACACGCCGCTCAACATCCGTACCTGCAATGTGAACGATCACTGTGGTTCTTGTCTGGCCCGGTCGCCTTACGCGAGCACAAGCCTGTTCGTAAGTTTCATTCGAGTGAACTGGGGCGTACCACACGATGGTGGTTGCTGCCGTCAGTGTCAGCCCATGGCTCATGGTCGATGCGTTAGCCACCAACACACGAGGGTCAAGACCCCGTTGAAACTCACTAAAAATTCTGTCGCGCTCGGACTTGCTAGTCCCGCCATGCACCGTTTCTACCGCCATATCCTTACGCAGTTCTGACGCTACGCTTTCCAGTGCGCCTGTCAGTGGCACGAACACGATGACTTTGCCTTCGGACTCCTCGATGATTTCCTTGAGGACGTCTATGCGAGGCTTGGATGGGATGACAACTTCTTCGCCACCTGTCCCGTACGCGACACCACATGCGATCTGGATTAACTTGTTGGCCTTCACAGCCTCGTTGACAGCCAGAATCTGCCCACCGGAGTACTCGGTAGCCAGCTTGGTCATCATGTCCTTGTATGCCTTCTCCTGCTCCTTGGTGAGGGCCACATCACGGGTAATGAACGTCTGCTCTGGCAAGTCCACGCAGTCATCCAGTGAGAACCGGATAGCTGGCTGCATCATCTGATACACGGCGTCGTTGGCGTCCTGCCTAGCTGCCCACTTGAATGGTGTGATCTGCCGCATCACGCGGTCACGGAACGCACTGAAATACTTTGGCACAGTAGAGTTGTCTGGTGTCACCAGCTTGCACTGAGCCCATGCGTCGGTAGGAGCGTTGGGAGTCGGAGACCCGGTCATGCCCCACACACGGCGAGTAGACTGCTTGTTGCAGATGGTGTTCAGAATCTTCCAGCGGTCAGTGCCAGAGTTACGCGCCAACGCAAGTTCGTCTACCACGATCAGGTCGATGTCAGGGCGCTTGGCCAGTTCGTCTTTGATAGTAGCCAGCCCGTCGATGTTGATGACGTAGACATGCACGTCTTGCTTGAGCAGCTTGTTGCGTCTGTCCCGTGAGCCATGCAGCACCACGCAGTCTAAGTGCGGGAATGTCTGGAACACTGAGTCAGCCCACGTACGCTCCATGGTAGACAGCGGACATACAACGAGCATCTTCTTGACTGTCTTGGTACGGCGCAGGTAGTCGTACGCCCATAACGCAGCGTTGGTCTTACCAGTGCCCATACCGTTGAGGCAGAACGCACGGCTGTTCATGGACAGAAATGAAGCCGTCTCCAGTTGAGCGGAGAACGGACTGTGCCTACCACTGACCTTGGGCCAGTCATAGTGCATGGGCATGGGGTCAGGAACCTCGAAGCCCAAGTTACGCAGCACCCGAGTTTCATCAGGTCTGTGTGGCACTGCTACCAGTGTCGCGCCTTTGTGTTCGACCAACACTGCGGTTGGTATTACAGTCGTTACTCGTGTCGGGTTGCGAAGCTTGAGTACGACTGCTTTTTTGTCTTTGTGTATCAGCATGTGAGTTTCATTGCAACAAGTGCGGCAAGTATTCCTTCGTCGGTTTGTTCAAACGGCATAGCATGTTGGTCTGCATTTTTTGTTGTCCATCTAAGTTCAACGTCGTAGAACGTATGGTGCGTTCGCATTACTTCAACGTGCGCGACACCATCAGGGATTTTTTGGCCGAAGAACATGCGGGAGCCGTCGGGTCTCCAGTAGCCTTCATTTATCTGGGTTATAACTGCCACTGCCTTTCCTCCATCCACGGTTGGTTGTACGGTCTTGCACAGCTACGTTGCCCTTGTGGTTGCCACCGCCGTTCTCCAGTGACTTCTTGTGGGCTACGTCTTTACCATCGCCGACTTTGGCCTTGCCATCTTTGATAGATTCGCGCCGTGCAGCGTTGTTCTTCACACGCTTGGCCACTTCTTCAGGGCGAGCGTTGTAGGACTTTTGGTACTCCAGTTTGCGGGGGGTTGACTTTGGCATTTGATTTCTCCAGTTTGGAATAAACGTCGATCACGTCGAACAACATCGGCATGTCATCAGGATTGTCCACTACCCAAGCAAAGCCGTCAGCATTTCTGATAGCTTCAATTACTCTTTCTTGGTTTGACGTAATGTTCTTTTTCTTGCCGGGTGCTTTAGTTTCAATGGCTACAAACACGCCCTTGTAGCAGATGATGATGTCGGGTATGCCGACTTGTCCCATGCCGTTGGACACGGGCATAAAGAACCACGCGCCGCGCTCCTTGAGGAACTTCTTGCAAGCGTCTTTGACCTTGCCTTCTGGGGTATTAGCCATTCTTTCTCCCGTTGAATTCACAGCTCAATACTGAACACCACGCCTTACACAGCCCTGACGTTTTGGCTGGCCAGCTGTCTCTATCGTATGCAGACTCCAGCTTGGCCACACGGGGTACGAACCCCTGCCAGATGATGGGCACTTCCTTGCGCTCCACAGGCTTCCAGTCGATCTTCTTTTCTTTGAGCCAGATGAAACCAGTGGTAACTTTGTTGACCTCTGGGTGGTGGGCAAACACGTAGTTGGCGTACAGGTCTAACTGCTCGGTGGGCTTGCGCTTGCCAGTCTTGTAGTCTGCAACGACAGCCTTGTCTCCATGGATGACAACCAAGTCGGCGATGCCGCGAGTCCATGCGCCTTTCCATGAGGTGGGTTGGAAGTTACGGTCAAGTGCGTATTCCTTCTCACACAGCTTCTGGCCCGGTAGTGCGGCCAGCTTGAACGCTAGCTTCTGCCACTGATCCATACCTTCTGGCAGCATGACCCCGTCTTTGATGAAGTCTTCAAAGGCAGTGTGTACCCGTGTACCCCACTCGGTATGTACTGTAGGCGGCTCGACAACGTCGCGCTTGACCTTTAGGTGGTAGAACTTACGCGGGCAGGTCTCGAACGTATCAAGCTGGCTGTACGTCCATGCTGGGTTTGTCATGTTGTTCCAATGCGGTGACGCCCCAATACGTCATTTGACGGTTGGGGCTTTGTGTTCTGAAGCTCTATGGTAGCAGCATGGTGAGTGGTGTCAACAATTATTTGACTTCGCCATACGTGTCACCGACGTCGCCTTCAGACCATGTGATTAGCTCAGGCCACCACGACACGCCCTTACGCATAATGCTCTGCAATTCGTCGAGAACTTCGTTCGCCACAGTCTCAGGAACGATGTACACCAGCTCGTCATGCACCGCCAGTGATGGGCGGTATCCGGTACGTTTGAACATGGTCAGGGCATGCTCAGCGATCACGTCACGGGCAAGGGCTTGCACCAAGTTCTCAACGCCTTTTCCAGCGTAGATACGAGCGCGGCTACGGCCAGAGCCGTACCACCATTCAGACTTGCCGTTGTCCATCTCTTTGGTCAGGCCGGGGTAGTAAATCTTGCGACCGGACGGTAGGCGCACAGCGTGCTTCTCGGTAACGCACAGACCCCATGGGTCAATGGCTACCTCTGTACCTTGCTGGATGTTGGGGATGTTGTTCTGAAACGACTTCCAACCTTTGACGATGTCATGGTACGTGTCACGCCATGAAGTCACCACCTCAAGCGACTCGGCTTCTGACAAGTCCAGACCGCCCATGAGCTTGGCCACCTTGCGGAACGTAGGCGCACCAGCACCGAAGCCCAGACCCAACTGAGCGATCTTGGCCAGCTGTCGCTGATCTTTGGTCACCTCGCTCTCGTCGATGCCGTAGCGTGCAGCAGCAAACGATTTGTACAAGTCAGCCTCAACGTCAGCGGAGTACAAGTCCATGGACTGCTTGACCTTCCACAGGAAGTGGTTGACCCGCAACTCGATGCCAGACAAGTCAGCTACGACGACCTTGTGCTTCTTAGGGGCACGCAGTGAGTTACGTAGGGCATCAGAGGGCTTGGGAACCTTGGGGTTAATGCGCGGCAGGTTCTGCATGTTGTACTGCTCACCAGACCAGCGCCCAGTGGTGTCAGCGCCAGCGTACTTGAGTGGCACGGGGATACGACCACCGCATGCGTCAGCGGCCTTGATGAACGCTTGCAGTCTTGTCTCCAGCAGGGTGGACTTGACCTCCAGCCGCACACGGGCAGCAGCAGCGATGATTGGGTCTTCGTGGTCTTGCAGTGCGATGAACGCATCGTCAGTCTTGGCCAGCGCAGGTGTCATCTTGGCCGGGTTGGTAGGCGACTGCTTCATGGGAATTTCGACCCCGCGAGATGTAAGCAACTCACCGAACTTGGCGGCGCTTGCCATGGTCATGCGGACATATTCTTCGGGGTCGGTGGGGTCGCCCTCCAGCTTGCGGGCCACTGACTCAGCTTGCGTAAACAGCAAATCATACAAGTCGTTGAGGGACTTGGCCTTCTCAGCTTTCACATCCTCCAGCGCCTTGTTCACCATGCCGTAGTCGAGTTGGAACTTGGGCTCCACAAGCATACGTGTAGTCATGTCAATGTGCATCAGCTCTGCCTTGGGGAATCCCTTGGCCAGCTTCTTGAACAACTCAGCGCACAGGTCAGTGTCCACCTTGTTGTACTCTTCCATCTGAGCCAGCTCATCAGGGCTGAAGTCACATAAGTGTTTACCCTTAGTGTTCGTAGCTTCGAGGTCTAGCTTTGCACCGACCTTCAACTCAGCAGCCAGCTTCTTGAGCGACACGCCTGTAAGGAACTTGCCACCAACGGACGTGCCTGTCTTGGAGTATTTGGAACGTGCCATGGCAGCAGTGCAGCCGTACATCTTGGGGTTGATGCCAAGTCTCCATGCAAGGATCATCGCATCGAAGCCAGACATGTTGTGACCAATTGCGATCTTGTCGCTCCAGTCCATGTCCTGCATGTGTCTTCTGATCTTGTCCTCACCAAACAGTACGTACGTAGGCTCATCGCCCTCACGTATAGCCACCGAAATGATCTCAGTGTCTGGGTGCTGTATGTACTCAGTGGGGGACATACGACTCAGCGTGTGAGTCGTAGACCAGAAACTTTCAAAGTCAATGTAGACGGGTGTCATTACTGCTCCAATGCGTTGATTGCCATGATACGGGCAATGACGTCCGGGATTTTCTCGTCGTCCTTGACGATGTAAAGGTGGTGCAGCCAGTCAGGGCCGCGCTGCTGTGGCTTGTACTGCGACGCCTTAATGATGTAGCCGTTGGTGGCTTTGATGATGTTAAAAGTTAGCAGGGCGTCTTCCTCGGATAGCCTGTTCCCAGCAATAGTTTCTGAAGCCGACACTTTTGCATCTGACAGAAGCCAGTTACGGAACCATTGTTTGATACTCATTACTTCTCCAGTTGGAATGCGACCATCGCTGCTGCAATGATCTCGTTGACTTCAGTGATTGTGTGTGCGATGTGCGTCTCGTACTCGTAGCCTTCGCGGGTTGCAATGTTAATCACAAAGCCGTTGGCCACTTGATTAACCTCAATGTTGCCGCTGAATATCTTTTTGCTTCGTGTTTGCCTTGCTTGAACTTGCCCAAACATGCCTTGATGGCTGATACCACTAGAGGTGGTCAGCACGCCCTGCGCTGCGTTTTGTGCGCTGTTGCCAGTGAGGGCGTGCATCAGTTCTTTGAGCATGTGCGTGTCTCCAGTTCGATCAATAGTTCAATGTAGTGCTTGGCTTTCTCCAAGTCTTTGATGCCGTTCTTGGCTTTCCAGCGTGATACGTACTTGATGACGTTGCCCTCGAAGTAGCCAATGTTGTTGGCATGGATGTACTCCACAGGTTGAATGGCCAAGTCTTTGTAGTGACTGCCAGCAACTTGTATGTCAAGGGCACTCGTGCCGTTAGCGCCTTTACTCAGCATCTGTTGCATAGCTTCCTCTTCTTCTGTTGTCCAGTTCATTCGATCTCCTCTATGCGTACTCTGACGCGGATTGGTTTAGCTTTGACGTTGCGGAAATGCTTGACGGTCATGGATGCTTCAAAAGCTGGTGTCCTGACCCTCCACAGCACTGGAATACCATCGTTGTCCAGCATGAAGCTCCTGCCGCCAGTCTTGACGGCCCATGCTTTGATGTCTCGTTTCATGGCTTCCTCATCTTTAAAGTCTCTGCACGGCAGTCGTTCCAGCCCTCGTGGTAATCGGGGCTTTCTTTGTCGGCAATCGTCAGGGCATCGGGGACGGCTGGCTGTGCGTTAGTGAGGCTAACAAAGTGGTCAGCAAGTTCACGGGCACGATGCTTGCCGATTCCTTCTCTCACAAGATTTGCTACGATTACTTCGCGGTTCATAAACAACTCCTCAATGTCATCAGTGTCAACATGAAGGCGATGAACGCTATTACGATCCAAAGAAGCTGGTCGTCAGCGGGCTCAGGTTTGTCTTCGTCTTCGTTCATTTGATGATCCTCCTAAACGCCCCGCAACGGGCGCAGTGATACATACCTTGGCCCTCAACGGGCTCCCACCTGTGCTTGCATTCGGTCATTCGGTTCATGTCTTCTCCACAATAGGTGTCATCTTCTTTAAGCGGAACTCTTCTTGGACAAGTGCAATGGCTTCGTCCATATCTCTCAGAGTCACCACCTCCATCTGTGCGTCATGCAGTTCCATGAACTCATTGAGCGCAGTCATCTCAACGGCCTTCAGAATAAATCTGCCAGACTCAGCGCCACGCCTACCAACAGCACGTAGAGCCAGCAGTCCTTCCTTGACCACATCGCTGTAGTCCTTACCAAAGCCCATGCGTGCAAAGGCTTCCGTGATATTGCCCATGGCAACCAGTGTGTTGATGTCAGCGTGTGTTGCCACTCCCTTGGTCAATGAGTCCAACGCAGCATGGTTCTTGATCTTGAGGTCAACCATGAACGGTGTGTGAGACCGCACGGGAGACAAGTTCTCCATCACAAATCCCACGGGATTAAGCAGCACATGCTTAGGTCTGTATTTGCTACGCTTGCGCATGTCACTTCCTGTTGGTCAGCCTCCAAAGATTTTCTTGAGTGCGTCGTACAACTCACGAGCTTGCACGATAGACAGTGTGTCCAGTAGATGCGGCACAGTCGTTGTCAGTTTGACATTATCAGGCACTGGTGTTGGCTTAGGTGTCACCACTGCAACAGGCTTAGCCTTTTTAGCTTTGTCTCTTGCTACGTACCCTCTAACGTAGTGGTTGCCTACGGTTGTGTATGTTGACACGCTGCCATTCTTTGCGGCTTTGATGAGGCTGCGTTTGGTAAACTGCACGATCAGAGATGATGACGATGAATCTTTGATGTTGGCTTTGCGTGCGAGCTCAACCAATTCTGATCTTGTAAGACCGGGGTTGTCTCTGATGATGTTGAAAAGTTTCTCAGACACTCCTAAAAAGTCTGGTACGCCTATAGCTGCTGGTAGTGTAATCACGTTTGTTGTATCTCCATCGTCGTCAAATTTAAGGGCTTCGAGTTTCTTCAGTTCAGATTTCAAGTCAGGCATATTCGTTCTCCAGTTCGTCAATGATTTCGGTGAGTATGTAGTTAGCATCTAACGCTTCCAATACAGATTCGTCCGAGGTCAGCGCGTCGTACTCGACTTCGAGTCGGTTGTATAGCGAACGCATGTGACGCTTGAACTCTTTCTCGAACGCTTCCTCAAAGTCTGAGCGCTTGTAGTCAGCGATCAATGCCATCCATGCAGCAGTCTGAATCTCTGACTTGTATGGCGAGAAGACACTAGCAAAGTCTTCTTCATCGTAGGCGTCATTGCAGTCAAGTGTGTTGAGGCATGTATCGAAGCGGGTGCAGTTCTCATGGTAGTAGTGACCCTTGTGCTCGACACCAAAGCTCCAGCCAGTGTTAGCTAGCGTTATGAGTGCTGGGTCTTTGTATCCGAGCGATGGCAAGAAGTCCTCCCATGAAAACACACGACCCTCGAAGCATGCACCGTCACCCTGTGAGCCGAACCCGCTGAAGTACATGCGATGTACCTCAATGCCAATGTCGTCCATGTCGCGCTTGAAGTCGTCGTAGACAGCATCCCACCATTCGAGGTGCTCTGTGCTAAAGCGACGATGCTTGTCGAGTATCTCGTCTCGTTGCTTTGTTGGCAGTGCTTTGAATCTTTCCATGGGTGTCATTTGACTCTCCAATACTTACGGGTAACTTGCACAACTTCTTCCTTCGGCGGGATAGGTTCGAACTTGTTGCCGAATGGTGGTATCCAGCCGAAGCGACGCCACGTAGCCTGCACGTCAGCGCCTGACGTCCACTTGTAGTCGGGGTGGCTGACAGGGATGGTTGGTAATGTTTTCTTCATGATGCCTCCGCTAGTTTGGCTGCAATGGCTGCGGCTGTAAGACCGTCAGTGTCAATGTCATCAACGATTGCTTTTCGCTGTGATACACGCTCGACCTTGCGATTGAGACGCTCCATGTCTTCGCTGTGAATGTACATAGTCACATTGGGGAATAGCTTGACTGCCTCGTTGAGTGACTTGCACTTCTTGAGGAACTCGTTAATGTCTGTCTCGACCTTAGTCCACTTGGCGTCAATGTCCATGGCGATAATAGCTTCGTCCCAGCGTTGTAGCAACTCGGCGCGACCTACTATATCTTCTGGCAGTGAGCGAACGTAGTCGAATGTCAGCTCAGAGTCTGTCTTGTTGTAATAGCTGTCCTTGGGGCGAGCGTACGCGTACTTCATGCCGCTGAACCTAACAGTGGTAGCTAGGGTACGACCATCATCTAACTTGCCATTGATGGTGATGTTGCCGTCATCAATTTTGCCCAGCCAATCCTTGGGGATTTGATTGACGAGGTGTACGTGCTGCATACCCCAGCATCCGATGTTGAACAGCTGACTGGCGTCAACAAGGATGTTATCGGTGAAGTGGGGTAAGTCAGCATTGCGCTCAGACCTACGCATTGCGTTGATCTTGGTCGAGACGCGATTGATAAGCTCTTTGGTGATGTATACGGTAGCCATGATTTTCCTTGTGTTGAGGTTTAGAAGAGGCCACCTCTGCGGGTGGCTTACTTATTTACTTAGCAGCTGACTGAACGAAGTCAGCGATTGCTTCTCTGAGTTTGTCGCGTGTCTCCTGTGGTGCGTCCTCTGCTAGTGCGTCATAGCACTGCTTGAAAATGTTGTTGTAAGCCTCGATGAGACTGTCAAGTTGGTCTTTGGTATCCATGTCATTGCTCCAAGGTAAAGTGGATATTGTCGCCGTAAGGAGCCTTGATGTCACTAGAGATACACCAGACCACTGGATAGTCAGGCGCATTGGCCGTGTTGAAGTCAGTGTAACCGTCGGTGAGGCAGACGAACACCTCGGGATTGATACCCTCCTTGGCGATGTAGTTGAAGCCCTCCTCCATGTCAGTGCCGCCGCCACAGTAGAACGTCAGCGCCACCTCCTCGCCCTGCTCGAACACCTCGTGCTTGACTACGCTAGTGTCAACATACAAGACATGGACACGGGTGGGGTTGCACATCGACACGATGCGCTGTAAGTGACCGTTGTAGTGGTCAAGCTCGGACTTGGAGATAGAACCAGACACGTCAACTTGGATGACAACCTCGCCCATCTCGGGGGACTTGCCAGTGGATGGAAGATAGCAGTCAACGAAGCGGCGGTTAGGACGCGACCATGTGTAGTCACCACGGGTGAAGGTGGTCATGTAGCGCTCGAGAATGTCGTGCCATGGTGTGCGTACGTCGATGAGTTCAGCAACGATCTTGGCCAGCGCACCGGGCATCTTGCCTTGAGCCTTGGCAGCTTGGGCAGCTTGGGCAATCTCTACGCGAGTCTCAGCGTCGATGCGGTCAGCCTCCTCGCTAGTGAGTGGTGAGCCACGCTCAATCAAGTCATCACCAGTACCACCGGGGCCGTTGCCGTCGGGTTGGTCGGGCAGCTTGTTGTAGATGACGTCGACTGTCTCGTCCTTGGAGCCGGGCATATCGACACAGCCGGGGATGACAGAGCCGATGCCAGCGTCCTTGAGCATGTCGTTAATCCATGCGTCACCAGCGATGTTCCACTTCTTGGGCTGACGTGCGCCACGGCGCAGGGCATGCTGACCGATGACATGGCCTACCTCATGACACAGCAAGAACACAAGCTCGTCAACAGACAGCTTGTCAACGAATGACTTGTTGTAGTAAATCTGACCACGCTGGTCGACAGCAGCAGTGGGGATGGTGTTGTCCTCGATGAGCTTACGCTTCATGAGGATGGATGCAAAGAACGGATGCTGGGTAACTATTGATACCTTGGCCCGGTCGAGTGTGGTAACTGCCATGATTACTCCTTGAAAGTGATGATGTGGATTGGCTCAGTGCCTCTGAGCATGTCGGCTACTTGTTTAGATTTGTCTTTCATCTCCTGTGTAGTGTGCTCGGCCAAGATTTCTATAACCTTACGGATTGCGTCCTTGTCGTGCATGTTGACGTAAAAGTTAGAATTCAGGTTGTTGATGCAGACCATAGCGTCCTCGTACCGGTCTTTGTAGTATCCCTTGCGGTATGTAGGCTCTTCCAGTAACCGCGCAGTCCAGTCAGCACGTACAACCTCCGCCACACTGGGTGCTGCTTCTGCCGATAGACCTAGGATATGTAAACCGTTCCAGTTGGTTGAGCCACACTGAAGCCCGTGCTGCTGCGACAGTGCTTGTGCTATCTGCTTAGACTTGGACGACCAGCCACCTTGGAGGGTGCGGCACTCCAACATGCGGATAATGCGGTTACGCATCCTTACACCTAGCCGTTGTGGGTGTAGCGTAACTGTTGTCTCTGTACAGGGCATACCAGTGATACGCCCTCGTTGAAAACTAGTCATGTTGCTCATTTGCTCTCCTCAAAAAAGTATCCATCGTCTCGTTGCACAATCTTTCCTTTCTTTTCATAGACACCAACTAACCAGTTGGCGTACTTGTTTGCACGTCGCTCCTCGAAAATAGCCCACATCTTTATGGACTGGTTACGCCACA